ATAAGGGTTATAATAAAATCATTATCCCAGATCAAGGATTAAATAAAATCATCGAATCCTTGAACCAAATTTATTAAAATCATCGAATTCAAGGCAATCATTTTATAATAATCATCGAATTTTATCATAATCCTAGACTTTCGATTAAATATTTAATTTAACATACCTCTAGTAAATTTTACTTTAATTCTAAGTAACTAGAAAGATTACCCTCTATTATGTTCTAGATTAATAAATAAAAGACATTGTTTTTAGCTTCGAATGCAATTTTAATTTATACCCTGTTACCCTTAAAAATTTATCCTAAAACTTGAAGTTGAGAGTTTGATATTTTTTTCTAAAGCCGGCTATTTTTAACTTGTGCTCGAAAAAAAGTACAGTTTTGGATATGTTTTGGAGGGGTTTGTAAAAAATGGATCAAAAAAGTCAAAAGTGCTAAAAGTGAGCTAAGTTGACAGTTTAAGGTAAAAAAGGCCCTAAATCCTCAAATCCCAGACCTAATTTTTCGAAAAAATGTACACAACACGTATGCAAATTTTTGGGCCTTAAAACTTGAAAACTCTATGGTTTAGATATACGGAGATAGTGTTCCCGCTATCGAGTAAATTTCGCCCCCGTCTTATACCCATG